AAAAGAGATAGAAACATCAAAAGCATCTATATCCGCTTGCAGCTTAATCATATCTGCTTTATCTATTGGAATAATACCAACTGTAATAGTGCGCTTAGCATTTATATAATCTGCTACACTATTACCAGCTGCATTAGTTTGTATATTATAAGCTGCGGTTTTATCTACTTTTAAGCTATTAACATACTTTGAATAATCATTATTATTAATTTTAAAATATGCCATTATTTCTACCCCCTTTATGCTAATACTAATGGTAAGCTGCCTTTTTGCTTAGTTAGTTGGTTAATACTATTAACACTAATTTCAGCAAAAGTCTTACCGTCTACTTGTAATACTATTGGCGCTAAGCCACCGCCCATTCTATCATTAAGCATACCAGCTAATTTATCTAACCATTCTAAGTTATTCTCTAATGGCATTACTGCTTCTGTACCAGCTTCACCAATTAAAGCTGGTGTAGGCTTATCGACAATACCACCAGTAGCAAGTCTAGTAAATTTAACATTTTTAATCTTAGGAATATTAACGGCTGGTATTTTATTAATTAAGTTAATAGCGCCATTGATTAAACTAAAGAAGCCATTAATTACATTTTCAATCTTTTCAAGTACCCAGTTAATAGCGCTTTTTACTGCTCCACTAATAGAGTCCCCTATTTTAGTACCAAGAGAAGAAAAAGCAGTTTTAATATCATTCCATAAACCACTAAAGAAAGAGCCAATCTTACCAAATATATTAGTAATGTTATTCCAAGCAGTTTGAAAGATTTCTTTAAACCAAGTACCAACTGCGGAAAATGCTTCTTTAACTTTACCCCATATTTCACTAAACCAGTTACCAGCGCCATTCCAGATATTTTTAATACCATCCCAAGCTTTTCTGAATATATCACTAAACCAAGTACCAACTGCGGAAAATGCGCTAACTATGTTATTCCAGATACCGCTAAACCATTCTCCAGCACCTGAGAATACATCTACTATAGCATCCCAAGCAGCACCAAACTTTTCTCCAAACCATTCGCCAATATTGCCGAATACCTCACCTAAGCCATCCCAAATACCGACGAATATATTTACTATACCCTCTATTAAGCTACCGAATATCTGCGGTAAAGCTACTATAATACCTATTACCACTTGTATTAAGCCACCTATAATAGCTGGTAAGTTATTTAATAAAGCTTGTATTAATAAAGATACTATAGTTGGTATAGCATCCACTAAAGCTTGTAATATTTGCGGTATTGCTTGTACAATGCCAATTACTAAATTAATAATACCCTCAATAAGTGATGGTAAATTATCTACTAAAGCTTGTACTACAGATATAATAATATCTGGTAAAGCATCTATAATAGGCTGGATTATTTCAGCAAAGCTATTACATAAAGACACTACCATTTCTATTATTCCAGTTATTAAAGCTGGTAATAATGTAGGTAAAGCTTGTACTAATGACTCTATTATGCTAGGTAAGTAATCTACAATCATTTTAAAAGCATCCACTATAGCTTGTATCAATGTAGGTATAGCTTCTACTATTGCCGTTATTACATTAGGTAAAGCCGCTAATAACCCCTCTAATAAAGAGGTAATAATATTTGCTCCAGTAGTGATAAGATTAGGTAATAATGTAGTAATAGAGTTAACTATACTAGTCATCATACCGCTTATACCCTCTTGCATCTTTTCAGCTCCACCATCTACACCATTTATCATATCTGTTAGTCCAGATGTTACAGTATCTAAATGCGGTACTACATCACTTAAAGCAGTAGCTAAAGTAGACTTGAATAGTGTTACTACTGGCTCAGCTGCGCCACCAAGAGCACCCATAGCTTCATTCAGTTTAGCTTGTGCTAAGTTAGCATCCATAATAGCTCCAGCGCTTTCTTCATAAGCTGCGGCAGCATCACTATATACACCATTAAGAGTTTCTCTTATAAGCTTTTCACGTTCAGCTTCTGTATTACAAGCATCTAACTTAGCTTGAAATTCATCTTCGCTTTGTCCTGCCCAGTTAAGCGCATCTGCTAAAGCTCCCGTTAATTGTCCAGTTTTAGAAGTTTCGTTAGCTGCTTCTGTTAAGCTTTCTATTGGTAAGCTATCGCCAAAAGTAGCATAAGCACCTTGACAAATAGTAGTCCATTCATCTAATTCTTTCTGGTTAGTTGTTAACTGCGCTAAATGGTTAGCAGCTTCTGTAGCTTGCCCACCATCACCTAGCACCCTATATAAATCATTATAAGTTTGTGTAGCAGTTTCAGCGCTTCCCCCAGCCGCAGTAAAAGAAGCTTCTAACTTAGCTTGCTCTGTGCGGTATTCTCTAGTGCTTTCTGCTAATCCTACTAAAGCAGTAGTACCAGCAACTAAAGCAGTACCAACAGTAACCATAGCACCACTTATAGCACCGCTTATAGCTTTAAAAGCGCCATCTATTTTACTTGAAGAGTCATTAGACTTAGTGCCTAAATCTTCTACTTCATCTTTTACATCTTTTATATTTTTTTCTGCTTGATCTGTTTCAGCATTAATAATTATCTTTAATTCTTCATTCATTTATACTTTTTGCCACCTCCTTGAATTTCTCATTGTAGGCTTTCGCAAATTGTTTAAATCGTAAAGCAGATAATTCGGCTTGTTGCTCTTGTTTCTTTTGCTGCAATTCTACTGAGTCAAATAGAGTTGGATATAATTCACTAATAGCTGGATATTTAGCGCTTGAAGAATAAATGCGTGCCATACTTCTACCAATTATTTCTGCTAGTATGTAATCATAACTAGCCTTTTCTTGAGCTTCTAGCTTCTTTACTCTTACCTTGCTATCCATAGCTCTCTCTAATTCCCCTAGTGTCATATTCCAGAATTCAGCTTCTGTTATCCCATAGTCAAGAGCATTTTCTAACCAATTAAAAATATAGTTACTAAATAAAAATGAGGATTGAGGACTTCCCCCATCCTCGTTAATTAGTTTTTTTCAGCGCTTTCTCCCTTAATAATGCCTGAAGCTTTATAGATTTCTACAATTACTACAATAAAATCTGTAGCAGAATTGCCAGCTTCTAAGTAGGCATCAAAAATATCATAAGCATCATTTAGAGTAATTCCGTGTTCATATGTTTGTAAGCTCTGGTGTAGAATATTTACCATCTCTGTAATTGTCGGTATTCTATCACCAGCACCGAAAATACCAATAGGATTAGTACCAAGAGCTTTTTCTAAAGCTACTATATTTCTTGTGTTTAGTCTAAGTTTATAAGCCTTATTACCAGCTTCAAAATCATAATACATCATTGTTATATATCTCCCTTTTTAATAAAGTTTTAGTAAGGGGAGAAGAGGAGAAAAAAACTTCTCCCCTTACCCCTATAATTATAGGATTAACCCCAAATCATCTCTGAATTAGGTTTTACTGCTAAAGTATAAGTAAGTGCTGCATTAACACCTACTCCATCAAGTTTAACTGAGCTAGAGCCAGTAAAAGCGCAAGTAGTGCCATCTGGTAAAGCTACTTGCCATCCATTAACACCAGCAAGCGCATTAAGTGCTTCAAATTGATCAGTTTCATATAAGAATTTAAAAGCTAAGCTATCACCATAATTTTTAATGCCATCTGTATACATATGTGCGGCATCTGCTAAAGTAGTGATTTCTATAGCTTCTGTATCTCCACCAAGTTCAGGAATTTCTTGTAAGTTAGTTAATGCTACATAATCTCCAGCATCCCCTGTTTTATAAGATAAAGTAATACCTTTTGAAATAACTGCCATTGTTATTATCCCCCTTATTAATTAAATTCTTCTAAAGCTAAAGCTTCATAAGTTAATATTTTCTGCATCATTGTTGAATTATTATCGTATAGCTCACCGCTAGCTACTCTTTTGAAGCCAATAGTGCGCAATACCTTATCAACTTCTACTGCATATTTTTGTAATATGCCAATATCATTTGCCCACACTTTAACTTGGTAAGTAATACGGCTATAGCCAATAGTAGAAGCATCTGTAGCTTCTGTAGTGCTATAGTTATTTAACTCCATATAACTTATACAAGGTGTAGCAGTTTTGCTAGTTAGTGCCATCTCATAATGAGTAGGCAATACCGCATTTAAAGCACTAACTAACTCTTTATGATAATTAATCATTAGCGCCTACCCCCTCTTTTAGTATTCTTATAATTTCTTCTCTATTCTCATTTAGAGCTGGGCGTAAGAAAGGCTGCGGCTTCATACCACTAGTAGTATGCCATTCTCCCTCGTCATCTTGATAACTCCAAGCATCCATTCTACCGCCATTTTCCGCAAATAAGCCAGTACCATATTCTATATAAGGCGCATATTCTAAAGGTGTAAATACTACACCCTCTGTACCTCTAACTTCACTAGTTATAGAGCGCCTAAGCTCACCAGTATCTTTAGGCGCTTTCTGCTTAGCGCTTCTTTCAACTAGTGCGCAAGCTTTCATTAAGGCAGCAGATACATTTTCTGTATCTACTACCTCATTTAAACTATCCATTATATCTTCAAGTCCATTAAGCTTAATAGCCATTACATTTCCCCCAGAAAGACTACTTTATATCTTCCTTTTGGATTGACATATAAAACTTTTAACCTTTTGCCCTCATACTCTATAACATAAGTGTCATCTACATTAGCATTTTTAGTAAGTCCTATATATGTACAATCTTTATATAAAATATTATCTTGTACCGCCTGAGAAGCTATGTTAATAGCTATCTTAATTTGTCCTATTGGAAAAGCGCTTAACTGCGGTATTCCATAATCGCTATCAGCTCCAAAAGTGAAGTAGTTATAAGAGCGCATATCTGTATTAATCAAAGCACTTTCACCTTGCGCTTTCTGTTAAGCTGCATTACTATTTCTTGCGGATATCCGTCTATATAGCTTTCACTAACACCGCTATAAGATTGACTAGCTAAGCCCTCTGTATTACTGCGGTTAAGCTTAATTACTGCTATCTGCTCAGCTACAAGCTCTAAAGTAGTATCAGCTTCTCTGTTACAGTAGCTCTCTACTTCAGCTAAAGCTAGCTTATATGCTAGGCTTATTTGCGCTTCCGTAAAGTTGCTAGCTGCATCCCCTAATAAGATTTTAATTTCTTCTGTCAATTAAACTACCCCCTTTTAAGAAAGCTAGGGGAGATTAACTCCCCAGCATTAATTAGGCAGTAATAGTAATTTTGCAGATTTTAGTAGCATCTGTAAGAGCTACTACACCTACTTTACGTACCCAGTATTTATTATTTCTTGTATCTGCATCTCTTTCGTATTCAGTTTCAGTATCTTTTTTAATGAATACTGTTACTGCTTCTTTAGTTGCTAAGTAACCTTTGCCAGCTGGTACTGCCTTAGATACTACTACTGGTACACCAGCAATAGAGCCAATATAGCCAGTACGTGCGAAAGCTTCGCTATAGCTTAAATCATCTTTAAGCGCTTTACGGATTTCAGCTTTATCTGCTGGAGAAACAAGTAAAAATAAGCCATCTTCATTTTCGATATTCATTTCAGCAATAGCATCAACTACCGCATCAAAGCTCCAAGCAGCAGGCTTAACTTCAAGAGTAGCTTTTTCCATTTCAGCAATAGCTAAAGAAGTAAATTCATTAACCATATCGTCTGCGCTATGTTTTAAGCCAGTATCTACTACCATTGGATCTTGCATTTCTTGCTCATCATAGAAGCCAAATTTACCTTGATAAGTTTTTACTTCATATTCTGTTGGTGTAAAGCTTACTGTAATTTCAGTAGTGTTACCCTCACCCATACCTAATTCTTCTACAGAGCCAGTAGAAGTATAAGTATTAATTACTTTCTTCATACCAGCAGCTTCTGTCATAGAAGTATCAATAGTCATATAGTTATTAAGATTAACCTGAGTAGTTAAAATATCATTAATTTTGTTACTAAGAATAACGTTTTCATATGTTGTATGTGCCATTTATAATAGCCTCCTTATTAGTTATATAAATTGTTATAAAGCTCTGGATTAGATTTTTTGAGCTTCTGTAATTCTGCAATAGTCATATTTTTTGCAGTTTCTTTAGTAATTTCTGCTGGCGCTCCACCGCCATTACCTTTAGGCGCATTACCAGCTAATCTCTTTTCTACCTCAGCTCTAACTGCGGCTTTAAAGAGTTTATCAAGCTTTTCTATGTTAGCTTGTGAAGTTTCTAAGTCATCATTAATAGAAATAATATCTGCAAATTCTGCGCTTAACCCTCTAGCACCTAATACAGACTTAAGCTCGCTTCTATTGCGCTCTATGTTAAACTGCGCTAACTGCTCTTCAAGCTCAGCTATTCTATTATCCTTTTCCGCTTTTTCTCTTTCGTTACCATCTAACTTAGATAAGCTTAACTGTTTTTCATATTTTTTCTGTTGTGTTGCTAGCGCTTGGCTAACCCTTTTATCAGCTTCACTTTGAATAAGTTTTAATACTTCTTCTTCAGTAAAAGTTTTAGCTTCACCGCCACCATTTTCTACAATCTCTGTTTCATTAGTACTAATGTTTTCAATGTTTTCTGCCATTTAAAATTCTCCAATCTAGTTTAGTTAGTATTAACTAACTACCCTATAAAAAATTTAGTTGTTTCTTTATAACGTCTAACCCCTATACAAAAGACAAAAATTATTCTACTACTGGTACTATGCAGCATCTACATCTAGGATGTGCTGGTATAGGTACTGCAGCTCCTACTGGGTAGCGCTTTTTATGCAGCTTGCCGCACACTTCGCATCTGCGCTCGTCTTTGTCTGCCCAG